AGTCGAAACTGAAGTTTGATTGCTCCCTTCGCTTCCGAGTGTCCCGTGTGGGGTCTTTCGCTTGCGGGTTTTGAGGGAGCAGGCTCAACGAGGAGGTGTCTGCTCTGACGGTGGGTGTTTTACCGCACCCGGCGGTATCAGTCAAAAAATTTTAGCGAGGCCAAGAATTGAACTTGGAATTCCAGATTATGAAACTGGTGTGATGCCTTTTCACTACCTCGCAAATTGTCACCCGTTTTTGAGGAGGCTGTTGACCAGCGACACGGCCTCGCTGTCGCCTTCTTGGTAGCGTTTGTGCCACGGGTTTTCGGCATTCCGCATGATGTCCATGGCGCGGGCTTGGCCGGTCATCATCTCGGCGCTTTGCATTCCACGACCCATCTTGTCCTCGCTCATCATCTGCGCCATGCGAACGAATCCGCGCACGACTTCGGGATCGCTGAACCCGTGCGAGTTCGCGTTAACCCCGGCCATCTTTGCGGCCTGCTTTGCAAGTCCGATGTTCTTGTCGAATTCATTTCCCCATTCCTTTTGAAGTGTGCCGACCGCATCGGTGCGTTGCTTTTCAAAGGTGGATTGCAGCGCCTCCAGCTTGACCTTCTCGTAATGCGCGAACTGGTTGGCGAGCGCCTTCATCGCGCCTGGTGGCACATTGTGCTTGTGCGCGATCTCGGCAAATGGCTTCGCGAAATCGTCGTTCCATGTCATGCCTTCCGGCAGCGCGTCCGGTGCGAATTTGTAGTCGTCGAGCGTGTCGGGAACGCCGAGCGCCTTGCGGAAAGCGGCGACCTCTTCGGGCGAGGATTTCTCGCTGGGGACTCCGAGTTTTTTTCCGATGAGCGCATTCGCGTTCGCGAGCGCCTTGGCCATGTCGGGAACGCTTTTGTATTTGGCGAGCGTGTCCTTGTAGTCCTTGGCGTCCTCGGGCAGGGCATCGAGCCACTTGTCCGCGAAGGTGCCGTCCGGGTTGACATAACCGGTCGAGGGTTGCGTGTTGGTTTCCGCAGCGGGCTGCGACGATGCCGACGAGTCGGCGTTGGTGCTATCGGCTCCCGTGTCGAGCAGGGACTGCTCGGAGGAGGTGTCGATGGTTTCTTCCATAAATGGTATCAGTCAAAACAGCGTTATTCGACCGGCGAGTTGACGATGGTTCCGTCCTCGGTGACGAAGCCGAGGTGGGTTGTGCGGGTCGCGTATTGCGCCTTGAATTGCTCGGGGTGGTAGTCGCGAAGCCACTCCACATAGGCGTGGGTTTTGTCGCCGAGCATTGGATCGATCTCGGGTTGCGGCGGGATGGTTTTGGTTTTGCTCATTTTTTGATTTTGCGTTTGGGTTCCTCGATGTTGCCGTCGGCGATCACCGGCCTGCGGAGCATCGCTTCGATGTGGAGAATAACTCCGCGCTGACCGTCGCGGAGCGCAGCGACCACGGGGTTGTAGTCGTAGCCGGGGAGGAAAACTTGGGACTCGGTGGCGAACTGGTGCTTCATGTCCGCAATGACCGTTTGGCCGTCCTTGCTGCTGAAAATCCGCTGATACGCGCTGATGGTTTTCTGACGCTCGCGTTCGCGTTTGAGCGCCTCGGCCTTGTCGATGGGTGCCATCATGCCGCTGCCATTCCGGGGAGCATTCCCGCGAGAACGGAATCCTGCTTCACGGCCCCGGCTTTGCCGAGGGCGCTGGCGGTGCGCTCCAGTTGCTCGGCCTGCATTTGGGCCTGCGCGGCCTGCGCCCGGTCGGCTCGCATTTGCGCGACCATTTCTTCGTCCATGAGCCAGCGGGCGGGCAATCCGTCGTTGCGGGCCATGTCGCGGGTGATCTCGTCGAAGTCGAAGTTGTCGAGCATCTCGGGCTTGATGTTCGCGTAAGGCAGGAGCATCTCGCTGGAGCGGATGAACGCCATGTTTTCAAGTTGCTTCACCGCGAGCGCGATCCGGCTGTTGTAGGACACATCGGGTTCGGGAATGAACCCGCTCATCGCGAGTTCCTGCGGCGGTGGCGGGAATTTCCCTTGGCGGGCGAGAATCGCAAAGACCCGGCGCAGGAGCGGATTGAAAAGCTCGGTCGTCATCCGCGAAAAGGTGGGCGAGAACTGGATCAATTTTTCGGCGCTGCGCTCGGCGACCTCGCGGGCCGTCATCTGCTTTTCGAGTTGCGCGAACATCTTGAAAAGATCGACATGGAACGCCTCATTGATGGCGCTTCGTTTCCACTCGGCGCGGGCGATGCCGATGTCGTAGCGACCCGTCGTGTTCCACTCTTTGGGAGTCGCCGAGGGATTGTTGGGATCGAAATAGGTCACGCCCCCCGCACGGAGATCGATGTCACCATCGAACCCGGCGGGGATGAGGATGCGTGGGAATGCGGCGAGTTCCGCGAGCGAGTCGAGTTGCTTTTCGAGAAAGTTAAGTTGCTTGGCCTCGGGGAGCGCCATCCAGCTTGGGGAATAGCCATAGACCTCGCAGTTTTTCCATTTGAGGTAGCGGGTCACAAAAAACGGTTGCTCGTCGTAGCCGGTCGAGGCCAAGACCTCCTTGCTCGCCTTGTCCACATACACGCTCGCGTAGGGTTTATTCGCGCCGTCGCGCTTGCCCTGCTGGATTTCCCCGGGGCCGCGAGGGTAGATCATGTGGACGCAGGTGAATTTCCGGTGGCTTGTCTCCTTCTGGAGTTCGACCTTCATCGCCTCGGGCAATTTCTCCTCGCCGAATTTCAGCGCGGCCTGCCGGGCGGTCATTTCGTATTCGCGGGAAAGTGTGTCCACATAGCCCTCGTCGTTCTCCGAGATCGCAAAGGTGCCAACATCGAGCTTGGTGAAGTTGAGCGCCGAGTTGCGTCCCGCTTCGACCAGGATCGCGGCGGTGCCGTAGCATCCCCGGTCGAGATAAAGTTCGTGGATTTCGGTGTAGAAATTCGACCGCGAGAGTTCGGCCTGCACGACCTCGGTGCAACGCTTGAACCATTGCTCGATTGAATCCTCGCTCTCCATCTCCTTGGGCGGATCCATGGAGAACCAGCGGCTCTCCATTGGCGTCATCCACGCGAGTTGACCGTTCGCAAGGATCATATTTGCCCGCACGGCGGTGGCGTCGAACAGCGCCGTCTCATCAGCCATGTCCGGCTGCGAGGAGGCCGAGAAGACCCCGGCCTTGCGCGGCATCACAAACTTGGCGATCTCCTCCCAGAGGCTTTCCCATGTCGCCCGTGCCGCGACCATTTCAGCGTGTTTCCGCAGAATCTTCCCGGCGAGTTCGGTCTTCATTTGGTATCAGTCAAAACAGGTCAGCCAAGTGTGGAGGAATCACCTGACCCTTGATCGGATTCCCCGGCGAGGATCGAACGGCGCATTCCACGGCGTTGAGCCGCTTGCCGTCTCATGTCCCCCTCGGCATCACCTTGCACGACTTGCGCTCCGGGCGCGGGTTTGTTGAGTTCCATCTGGCGGAGCGCCTCGGCTTGCTGGCGTTTCTGTTCCTCAAACTGCTGGCGTTGCATTTCCATCTGGCGTTGCTGCGCCGCCGCTTGATCTACCGCCGCCTGCTGCATCTGGTTCTGTTGCTGCTGGGCCTGCTGCTGCTCTTGCTTGCTTGGGCCTCTCTTCCCTCCCCCAAACCACGCTAGGCAGGGTGAGAGGATGGGGTTTTCGGAATGGTCAGTAAGTCGCATCGCTTATGGAGTTTTGAGGTTGAATAAACTCGGAGCGGGCGGTCTCGCCGACTCCATGCGATGTAAGGCAACTGATAGGGAGCAAAATTGCAAGGGTTATTTTGACTGATACCGCAATATATAGTGATCAGCCAGCAGTTCTGACACAACCGGTGGTATGTGTGCGCGGCGTCACGCCAGCGTTCTTCGGGGTCGTGAATGTCCACCGGGCGGGCGAGCATGAAGAAGTCCTCGGTGTTGATGACGACGCCATTCCATGCGGTGAGTTCGACTTCCTCGGCGAAGGATCGTGGTTGCGGGTAGCGCCGATAGAGGTCGATGATTTGGAGTTCCAGTTCGCGTTTCATCGCCTCACCCGCGAGAACCCGCCTCGGAATCCCGCCATCACTTTGACCGGGTTGCCGGATGTT